GCACCGTCTGTTACGTCAGGGTTAACTTCTAAATACGGCCAGTTAGTTGTGTTGGCTGTTTTCCACTGCGTTTCGTAACCCTCAAACTGACCGCCATACCCAATAAAGGGCGCTTTAGGCGCTAATGCAAGCATTTCAGCCTCTTGGCTGACCCAATAGTTGTACATACGTTGTGCATCTTTAGCATTACGCACTAAACCTGACACATATAGACGACCATCCACTTCAAATTCATTACCTACCACGCGAATGACTGGAATCCATTTACCCGCCCAATCGCGTGATTCTAATACTTCAAAACCGTTAATCTTGAGCCATTTCACCTTACGCACATCTACATTGCGCGTTTTAATAGGCTTCATGCCCATTGCTTGCATCTGTTTATCTTCAGGTGAACCTGTCATGGCGCTTATGTTGCCGTGATAGAGGTTTAGTGTTTCTTTTTCGTGTGAGATGTAAAAATATTCTGCGATACGGATTGTTGTTTCATCAATCCATTGTGCTAGTGATTGGTCGCCAATACCTTGTTGCTGTATGCTTGAGATGGGTGCCGCATCGGGGAACTGACGCTCGTAATCTTCTTTCAGTACGTCTTGCGTAATGAAACACCACTCAGCATCGCCACCGCAAGGGTCTTGGATGGTCGGATCCATGTACACGCTGAATGAGTTACGGATACGCGAGATACGCAAGTCTTGGTCAAAGCTGTTGTCGTCACAATACTCAGTCAGAATACGGAAGTACCCCTCACCGTAGGTGACTTGGTTGTCACAGGCTGTGTCATACGCCACGTCTGCATCTGAGATGTACTCAATGTGACGCACCATGCCTTCAAATACTTCAGCTACTTCAATATCAGCCTTATCATCGGCAGGAATTACTTTACCGCTAGGGCGATTTTGTCGTTGGTCGTTTGTGACTTGGTGTACGTGTTGGGGGAGCTTGTTGATTGTAAGACATGGTCGGGCGTTGATTGTTTGCCCTTGTACTGAACCGCGTGTTGCCAATACATCCGCAGGCCATTGCCATTGGTTGTCGGGCGAACCTGCTGAGAAGCGTAGGTCGTCTAGTTCATCCTCACGGCTCTCGCTGTAAGCGGATATTGCCATCGTTAGACGAGAACGGGCAGTCGCTAGAATGTCTTTTGGGTCATCCTTAGTCTTACCGCCATTAGCTACAATACCCACCATTCTATCCATTTAATAGCCCTATCACTTCGGTATTTCGCATCATCAGGTAATCTTTACCCTCAAACGGCACTTTCTGACCCGTAAACTCACCGAACATAATGTGGTCGCCCACTTCTACATCCATTTTTGTCACAGTACCGTTTGGTAGGCGTTTACCATCGCCAACTGCCACCACTATACCACTATATAGCTTAACTGTAGGCATGATAATCAAGCCCTGTTTTTCTTCATCCTGCTCTACTACAATACAGTCACTTAACGGTTTAATCATTAGCTGCCCATCCAAGATGAATTAACACCGCCCATTGATGACGGTTTGCGTATTATTCTATCATTATATTCACGATGTGCAATAGGAAACGCAAAAGTTACTGCAAGCGCGTCTGCTGCATCGGGTGAGGCTAGTCCGCGTGAGCGCATTTCTTTCTTACCTTCTAAGAATATCGTGCCACTGCTGTTTGGGCGCTTCATCGGCCCAATTAAGTCCGCTTTTAGCTGTCTATCTTCAGGAATACTCGCTGTTTTCAGCCAGTTCCTCATGTCGTTCCACATCTCGGCCCTTTTATTTCCGAACGCTATTGATTGTTTAGCCTTATTACCGAAGTTTACGCCTCGTACCTTGTAGCGTTGCTCGGTTAGCCTGTCCAAGATGCCATAGCCTAGTCCGCCCTCGTCTATCACGGTCATTACAGGCTTAAATTCCTCTATCGCCTCAATTACTCTGCCTACGATAGCCATCGTGTCCTCGCCTGAGTACCGTTTGATAGCCACAATATCACGCCCTTGACGCACCAAGATGACCGTACTGTCTGCACCGCCTCGCGCAGGGTCAACACCCATCACGATTGGGGCGGTCACATCCTTCCATCTCGGCCTAACCATCGCATCCTGTACTAATACGGGGCTAATAAACTGATCTTCACCCGCTGACGGAAATTCACCGTACACTTCTACCTTAGCTTGACTGCTGTCTTCACCGTACTCCGCGATAATCTGCTCATACACCGCCTTGTCGGTGTCCTCAACCGTTCGCGCGTCTACTGTACGTGTGTTCCAAAACGCGCGTTTGGCGTTGAAACACTCAAAAAAGTACCCCTCGTTCCTACGTGGGTTGCTGAACGCTAACCAAAACCGATTAGGCGTGTTCTCCGTGAAGAACCCCGCCCCTACCTCCCATATCGGGTTAGGTATCCCGCTTGATTCGTCAAATATCAACATCATCCCATCCTGATTATGCACCCCCGCATAACTGTCAGGATTCTCAGCCGACCACAGTTTGCCTTCTGCTGCCCAATATCTTGTACCCTTCTTGAGGTCACGCTCCACTAGCTCGCACACCCATTGCGCTGGCACCAGCTTAGTGGCTGACACTTCCCACCAGTGCGAGTTGATTAGCATGGCTGACCACTTGATTAACTCCGCCCATGTCACCGACTTCAACTGTGACTCGCTGTTCGCTGACACGATGACGCTTGAGCCTATCCTCGTTGTCAACATCCACAATATGAGCCACCCGACCAAGGCTGACTTGCCAATCCCCCGCCCACTGCTGACCGCCATTCGTAAGGTATCAAAGTCAATCTTACCCTGATTGTCCTCTATGTGCTTCTTGATTGTTCTCAGCACCTCCCGTTGCCATTTTCTCGGCCCCTTGAAGTGTGCTAGTGGTGTGTTAGTCTGCCCCCAAGGGAACGCGAACAACACGAACGCTTCAGGGTCGTTCGCCACCGCGGGCGACCATAAGGTCGTCATCAGTTGCTGTTCTTCTTGCGAACTATAGACTGGCTGTTGCATTGTGTTCTATCGTTATCCCGTTAGCCACGCGCTGTTGTGCATCCGCGAGTGCCTGCGTGATGCTAATCTTCTGATACACGTCTACGCTAATCTCCGTCTTGGCTGTCCAACCGTGTACGTGTTGCAATACGGCTAAGGCAGACTTAGCGTCACCCTCCTTCGCCGCCTTAATTAGCAGTGTGGACATCTCCAACTCACCATCCGCCTTACCTTTCAACGCTGCCATCTCCGCCACTGGGTCAAATTGGCACAATTGTCGGTACTCAGTAGGTAGCATCCCTGCGGCGAGGGCGAGTGAATCGTTCTTTAACCCCATCTTTGCAGCGTCATATATCTTTTGCAACCGTGATTCGGTTGCTTGGAGCGTTCTAGGTGTGAATGGTAGGCTCATGAACATACGCGTGATACTAATTGTATCCATCCGTGTTGTCAATAAATCTAAAAATAAAAAAATAATTTTTTTGCTAGTGGGCTGTTAAAGGGTAGGCATGGAGCTTGGTGCATATGGTCATGGAACTTGGTGCATAAAAAAAATTGTTTACGAACCCATCGCCAGCGTGACCGACCAGCGCTCGGCCCTACCCACCCCCATCTCAATGGTATACAGACCTGTATGTATATGGCAGTCAGTACGGCGGCCAGCTAGTCAGATCATTACGCGCTGCTATCTGCTGTCTGCTGTCTGCTGTCTGCTGTTAGCTTGTGGGTAGGTGTGGGCAATCATAAAACAACCCATGTTTTGCTAGTGGGTATGTAATTTTGTGGGTAGGTGTGGATAACCCTGTTTAGTATTGCCCACATCTACCCACACAAAAGCAGCTAAAATCATTTTGTGGGTCATGTGGGCAATGTGGCCATCAAAAATAAATCGCTAGCGGTTGCCGTGTTGTGGCTTGTTCATTATTCTATATATATAATTTTAACAGTATCTAACTTTATATATCCATACATACCCACAACCAGCGCGAAGCCGTGTTATATAAGCGCTTGTTGTGGGTCAAACTGTATCATTTTAAATTAACCACATTTTGCCCACATTATCCATTTATGTAATAAAGTATTTGACATACATTAAAATTCATGTTTTAATCTTAATAACGCCTACATTTTGTGGGTCAAACTCAAAGAGGGTTAAAAAAATGAAAGACTACAAAAACAGTACAGTAAAAAGCAGCTTGACCGCATGGGATTATATCGGCGCGGTTTGCTTTATTATTCTATTAATCTTGTTAGTAATAATCTAAGGGAATAAAACAAAATGACTAATTTAGTAAAAGCAATAAACGCGTTAAACATCTATCAATTCAGGCAAGAATCATGTTATTCAAACAATGATGCGCAGCGCAATTTAGCAGGCCGCACTCATTACGCGGATGATAGTACATTAAAATATTTTAAGGCACGCATATTGCGCGGCACTCATTCAAAAAACGGCCTTTATTATGTGATGCAAGAATCATTGCCTCATCCTGATTATGATATGAAAAGAATTAGGCGTAATGTAGTATTTAATGTTTTCGGATCTGTAATTGGTTTATGGCGCGATGAGTGTTATACATCATCTATAAAGGCGGATAATGCCTTTAGTATTGCACTGGCCTGGTGTGATAGCGCCGAAGCTGAACATGATACATTAAATTATTTACATGGGCATATATCGCGCCTGGATGCAAATATATTTGAAGCGCAGCAAGCGCTAAAAGAATTAGCATAAAATTTTCGTAAAGCGTATGCCAGCGCGTATGCTTTGCGGCTAATTTTGGCCGTTGATAGTAAAGGGATTAAAATGCAACTCACTATTAAAACAAACGAATTGAAAGCGTTACTTTTATGCGCGGCAAAAAATGATATTAGATCTTATCTTAACAGTATACATTTTGAATCAACCAATAACGGCATTATAGCGGCCAGTACTGATGGCCATAGGTTACTATGTATTAACTTACCAGATCAACAAGCCGAGGGCGTAAAATGCCTGGTGCCACGTGCATTAATTGAAGCGGCTATTAAGACTAAAGCGCCAACCATTGATATTACAATAGACGGCCAACAAGTAACATTATCAAGCGCGGGCCAGAATGTAAGCGGATCATTAACCGACGGAGTTTTTCCTGATTATCGCCGCGTCATACCCAATAGCGTATCCGGTATACAAGGGAATGAATTTAATAACGAATATTTAGTAGCTTTTGATAAAATCGGCAAGCTAATAAACGGCGGCAAGGCTTCAGTTCTTCAGAATGACGGCTCGGCGGCCTTGGTCAAGTTTGATAATGAAAATGTTATAGGCGTGTTAATGCCTTTTAAGCATGAATTGCCTACATCACTATCACGGCCCGCATGGTTAGAATTGCCATTAAAAGCCGCAGCATAATAACAACCAGCGCCAGGCCCACAAGCCCGGCGCTAATTTTTGGAGATAATAATATGGCTAAATTTTATGTAGGTGATCAAGTGGAAGTGATTGATCAAGATATTACCGGCGTAATTGTTTACGCTGATGACTGGCATATAGTGATAGAAGATGACGCCGCCGAGTACGATGACAATAGACTGGAATATAGGGCCAGCGATTTAAAACTAAGGGAGTGTATAAAATGAACTTAAAAGACCGAATAGAAATAGAATTATCGCGCCAGGATAACGAATTGTTACGCGAGGCGCTGGAGTATATAGACGCACAATCTGAATTAGAAGCGCTGTATAACACGCTAGAAGCCCACGATTTGCCGATTGATGCCATAGCATTAGCTAAAGCATTGACGCAGTCACAAGCCGAATATGCAAGCTTAAACTTGCTATATGACGGCCTAAGCGATCGTTACGATACACTAAGCGATATTGCAGACCGTTATCAAGCATTAACCGACAAATTATGCTCATAATTCTAGCGGCTTTAATCGCAGCCATCATAGCGATAATACTAGATATATAACTAAAGGGCCTTACGGCCCTTTTTCTTTATTTAACAACCACTAGCGAGGGCGGCTCGTTTATCTCAACCATGCGGCGTAATTCTGATTTAGATAACGTGATTAAATCGGGGGCGCAATAAATATGTTTGCGGTTGTCATATTCACGCGATTTTAAGCGGCCACAATCAACCCAACCCGCCTCTTTTAACGCATGAAGTAATGCAGCTTGCGGCACCTTAACACCGTTAGGGATTGAACCGCTAACCACATCACAAAGGGCGTGAAAGGGGGAACCTATAACGCCCTTGCTAAATTCACCTATACGCCCGCGCATCATCTCAACCAAGTAGCTTTCTGCCGTACTCATGCCCTGTTCTACTAGATTAAGCTTGAATTCAGTCATCATAGGCGGCGCACTTGGGTTAAAGGCGCTCACGTCACGTAGCATAAGCCACGAAGCAATAGCAGAAAAGCCGCCAGCGTTATACCACGACCACAACGACCTAGCCTCGCTGCTATCCATACGGCCAGCGTGCGACCATACGCAGAACCAGCGGCGGTCTTGACTAGCTAACGAAATTGGCACAGGGTCATTTGAGAAGGCTAACACTAGCACACGATTAACCATGTCATACGGATGCAAGCCCTTACGATTGATAGGTAACATCTCAGGCGGCGCGGCAATGATAGGCTTTAGCTTATTAGCCAGCGCTCTACGTGCTGCCGCGTCAGGCTCTTTTAGTTCGTTGATGATAAGCACTTCACTTTCTAGCTGATAACCCCATTGAGAGCTGATACTGTCATTGTCCATAATGCCGCGATTCTTAGCATTAGGGCCACATACTGCCCATAAGAACGGCGCATAAAACGTGTCCTTACCACAACCCTCATCACCGCCATGTAGGATAGCGTGATTGATTTTAATCTTAGGATTTTGCACCTTGAAAGCCATCACATCAAAAATATGGTTAAGCTCACGCTCGTCAGGCACCAACATCCGCGCATGGTCTAGCCATAGGGTTATATTGCCTGCTACAAGGTCTTTAGGCCGTGCATCACGCCAACGATTGCCATATACATCCCCATCACGCGTACAAAGCACACTATCACCCGCCGCGTAAGTGATACCGACTAACGCCTTAGCGCCCATCGCCTGACGATTCTCGTCAAAACACACTGAAGGCAATACGCGAGCGCCTGAGTGTATAGACTTACAATCAATATGACGATATAAGGCGTTAAACGTACTGCGGCCTATCTCACGCCTATCCTGCATATCAAAGTAAGCCTCATCATCCTGCACATAGGCAAAGCGCTCATACCATGCCGACTTCTCTACACGGCCCAGCTCTTTACGCTCTACTTCAGCTATCACGGCCTCAGCATCATGCGAAAACATATCGCTAGGCGTGAGTTTAGATAGGGTGGTAGTCATCACCTCAGCTAACAATTCTTCACGTAACCCATGCGTATGCTTAGGGCCACCATTATCTGCAACCCATGTAAGAAAGGTCTTACTGTCTAGGTCTGTACAATGACCATGATAGCAACAGAACGAACGGTCTACGGGCTTATAGCGAGCGTCAGGGTTGTTATCACTATGCGAGGCATGATTAGGACAAACCACGCTCACCCAACCCTCACCGTTCACGTTAGATAAGACTAGCTTTTGCTCATTAAGCCACGCTAACACGTCATCCTCGCCAGTATCAGCAAGCGAGATGTTACGCACATGAGAAGTGTCAGCTACGGCGGGCGTTACGTTAAGGGCTGAACATATCTCAAGTAGCGTGTACTCACGCTCAGGGTGGAACTCCACTAGCACACTGGCAAAATTATTACGATTAGGCTTGATATTGACTGAACCAGGCAGTCTAAAATTGCGTACTGCATTAGTCGCGCCTTTATCTGTATAGCCAGCGTCAGCTATCGCAGTAATGGCAGCGGTAAAGTCGCCCTTAGTCGGTTGCTCGCTAAACACGTAACCCCACTGAAATGAACCCTCTGACGTTTCCATTATCCAAGTAGGTGGTAAGGGCGAGATGTTAGGTGCTTTATCTGCATCGCCTACGTCATCTAGCACCATGACTAACACGTACTCGCAGTTCGCTGAACTGGCGGACACGCGCCCGTCTATAAAGCGGTCTAGGATAAAAGAGGCGGTGTTACCATACCAAGATTCACCCTTCTTAATCTTAGTATTAGGTAGATAAGCAGGCCACGTTGATTTAACAGTGCCATCGGCATGAAATTGATTTGTTGATTTTTGTTTTACGATTAAAGAAGTTTCACCAGTTGGTGCAAGGTTTGTGATAAACTCTATAAATGACATTGTTGTAGCTCCAGTGAACCCACCCTGCAAGGTGGGTTTTTTTTTGTTATTAAGGCTTACCGTAACGCGACATCACATTTATATCAATGGCTAAAGGCAAGCCCATAGCCCATTCAGGTGGTGTACACATTATGCGTTTGATTACTTCTACATCTACTTCGGGAGTGCTTGATTCTGTCATAATTTCATCATGGCAATGCAAAACGGTTGCTAGACCTGCTTCTTCACACATTCTTAACGAATGTCTTAACAGGTCGTTAGCCACTGCCTGCGTGATGTTCTCACAAGCTAACCCCTTCCATAACCTTGCTCTAGGCCATTCTTTTGCATCGGCAGCAGGTTTCCACGCGGCTTTAGCGTAAGTAACCCCATCTAAATCCAGTTTAGCGTAGGGGTAACAAAGCACTCGGCCTGAAGGTAAAGCATACCATAAATGATTGCCGTCAAACAGATAAGTTACTCGCCCAGCACTAAACTCTTTACCTTTATTACGCATTGCACGTGTATACGCTTCCTCTAACTTCTGCCAGTAATTGACTGCCCACTGGTTAGCCCTACGCCATGCGTCTACGGTGCGTCTAGCGTCTGATTCAGCTAAGTTAAGCCCATAGGCTCGGCTCATTGCACCGAACGCGCCTAAGCCTCCGCCGAAGCCACAGGCTAGGATTGCTACCTTGCCTATCTGTCTTTTATCTTTACCGACCTCAGCTTCAGGCACATGAAATATCGCGGCGGCTTCACGTATGTAAATGTCACGACCACTACGAAATACGTCTAACACCTCGTCAGCCCGTTTGTCATTGGATAGCCAAGGGTTGCACCGCGCTTCAATCGCTGCCCAATCTGCCACGACTAATGACTTACCTTCAGCAGGTATAATCGCAGGGCGCAACATCCCCTTGAGTACATCGGTAATCCGTCTGCCAAACTTAGGCACGATAGAGTGACCGCGCACCATCGCCTGCCTTACTTCCGCAGGGTCTTTAGCACACTTGCGCGTAAGGTTGTGAATCTGCGCTCCGTAACTAGCCGCGCGGCCAGTAGCGCTACCGCCTGCAAAGACAAACGCCCCTCTGAGGCGGTGATCTTCTTCGTCAGCAAGCTGAGATAGTCGGTTGAACTTCGCAACCGAACTCGCCCATAAATCATCGGCGGATTGGATAACATCCGCGACTTCATTCGGTACTTCATCAGGGTTTTCCTCCGCCAGTGCTAACAAGTTAGCCCTGACTGTCTTGTCTATTGAATACTTCTCACCATTCCACATGAGCTTAAGTGCTTCTTCACCTACGCGGTCTTGCACCCATTGACGCATCTTAGGACTGCGAACCGAAGTAATTTCACCCTTGGTAATGTCAGCCACTAGCGCTTGTATTTCTTCTAGCTCCGCGCTTGCGTATTGGATAGCACTCTTGGCTAGTGGCACGTCTATCAGTATGCCTCTATCGTTAATGCGCTCGCTAACATGATAGTCAGCCAGCTCGTCATCGGATAGTTGACGCATCGCGCCTGAGATAGTCCGCATGACTTTTACATCCATCTCGCAATACTCAATCATCTCAGCCATGAGCTTAGGGTCAGTGCTAAAGGGCGGTATGCACATGAGGCGGATAAGTTGCTTGCCTCTGTGGTCTTTACGCATATTACTGGATAAGGCTCTACCTATGTCCTCTAGTGACGCAGGCAAGCAATTAGCACGCGCCTGAGTAGCAGTGCAATAGAATTGATCTAGCTTAAAATCAATCTGTAATACAAACCAAAAAATTAGCCTCTCAAAGCTAGAATTATGTGCGCGTATCTGACCAGTAAAGTTGCGTACTGCGTCAGGAAATGGTTGGTCAGGTGTCCATGTAGTAACGTCACCATCGTCAAACGCATAAGACATACACAACACCTCAGTGCTTGCGTCTTGTGCGTAGTTATAACCACCGCGACTGATTAGGTCGCAGTGGCTACGGGTTTCAAAATCAACCCACAGTAACATTATGCTACTGCACGTCTACGTCTGCCACCAGCAGGCGCTTCTTCAGCTTCTGCTTCAGGCGTTTCAGCATCAGACCCCATGCTACTCCACTCAACAATATCAAACACAGGCGTAAAAATTCTGCCATACGCTTTATGTTGATAGTGTTCTTTACCTAGCGTAATGACTGGCACAGGCTTAGATTGGTCTTTATCGACCTGAGTTGCGATTGCTACTGCTAACGCCTGCACACCACGTTTACCGCCGACTGAAGTAGTAGTAAAGCGAACTTCTAAACCCATATCTTCACCCGTTAGGCATTTAAGTGACATACCGACTTGGGTTTCCCATCCACGTTTAGCACCAGGAGGGGCTGCTTCAAGTTCAGGTAATGGCTCAGATACGGACACCATCTTTTCGCCTAACACTTCGCCTTCTCCC